AAGAGCCGAGCGATGCTTCGCTGTCAACGCTTTGCAATCGTCCGATGGTGCTGAAGCTCGGTGTGTGGGACATGAACGGCAAGACCGGCAACCACGTCAATGCGGTTTCGCCTCCTAAGGCACAGACGGCTGCGCCTGCGCCCGCGCCGAAGCCTGCGCCGGTTGTGATGACATGGACGACGACATCCCGTTCTGATCAAAAAGAAACCCCGCCAAGGCTACGAACCGAGGCGGGGTTAAGGAGCAATACCAAATGCAAGCAAACGATAACACAGCCGAGCAGCGCACGCAAGAATGGCACGATCAGCGCAAGTTGCGGATCACGGGTAGCCGTGTCGGGGCCATCTTGGGATTGTCGCCTTGGCAGACACGCGACGACGTTCTGCGTGCGATGGTGCGTGAGTATCACGGGGCTGAGAGCGAGTTCAAAGGCAACCCGGCCACGGATCACGGGAATGCAAACGAGCAGCGTGCCGTTTTGGCTTTCATGCGTGAGACTGGCCTGAACGTCGAGAAGTGCGGATTCTTCCCGTATGGTGACCGCATGGGGGCAAGCCCTGACGGGCTGACTGATGACGGAGGTGTGCTTGAAATCAAAGTGCCGTTTGGTCTACGCAACGAACCAAAAGCAAAGTTCAAGCCTCTTGCCGAGCAACCCCACTACGCCGCCCAGGTGCAGATGGTAATGCTTTCCGCTGGCCGCAAGCACGCCTATTTTGCGCAGTACGTTGCACCGAAAGGTGACCCACTTAGCCCCGACTATGTGCCAGAGCATATCAACGTCGAGCGCGTGGAGCTTGACGATACATGGCTAGACCGGAACCTTGACGCGATCAGCCACTTCTATGACTTGTTGCTATCCGAGCTGGACAACCCAGAGCACCTAGAACCGTTGCGCGTCATCATAGACGCACAGGAAGTCCTGGACGAAATAGACATGCTCCGAACGAGGCAGAAAGCAGACGAGGCACGCGAGAAAGAATTGCTGTCTGTGCTGATAAAACAGGCTGACGGCAAAAACGCGCTTGTCAATGGCAGAAAGCTCACATTGTCCAAAGACAGCAAGAGCGTAGCCTACGCCAAAGCCATCTCGGAGCTTGCACCAAACGCAGACCTGAGCAAGTGGACGAGCGTTAAGCGTGGTTCGTGGAGGCTCACATGATCCAGGCGCGTCCGTACCAACTGGAAGCCCATGATGCTGTGATTGAGCATTGGAAGCGCAGCACCCTGCCTTGCGTTGTAGAGGCTGCAACCGGCGCAGGCAAAAGCGTGATCGTCGCCATGCTGGCGCACACCTTGCACAATTTGTCAGGTGGTAAGCGTGTACTATGCCTTGCGCCAGGCGCAGAGCTTGTGACCCAAAACGCTGAGAAGTACAAAGCCATTGGCGAGCGGTGCAGCATCTACAGCGCCAGCGCGGGAAGTAAAAGCCTGCGCTATCAGGTGGTGTTCGCAACTGAAGGTACGTTCAAAAGCCAAGCAAAACGCATGGGGCCTGACTTTGCGGGGGTGATCGTGGACGAATGCCACCGGCTCACACCAACCATCAAAAAGATCATCGAAGACATGCGCAGCGGCAACCCTAACCTGCGCGTGTGCGGTCTGTCTGCGACGCCTTACCGATTGGGCGATGGGTTCATTTTTGGTGTAGATCCTGACGGTAAGGCGATGCCGGAGACCATCGCTCGGGAGCCGTACTTTCACCAGTGCGTCTACGCCATCTCGGCTCGGATGCTTCTCAGCATGGGATACCTGACTCCCCTGCGTGCTGCTGATATCAACGCGGAAAGCTATGACACATCAGGGCTGAAGGTAAAAGCCAACGGGACATTTGACCCTACATCGCTGAAAGCCGCATTCGAGGGATGGGGCCGCAAGACAAGCGCGATCATTGCGGATGTGGTGGCGCAGACGCAGACGGCCACGGGCGTCATGATTTTTGCAGCCACCGTGCAACACGCCAAAGAGGTGATGGCAAGCCTTCACCCAGACAATGCACGGTTGATCACTGGTGAGACAACAAAATCAGATCGCGACAAGATCATCAAGGACTTTAAGGCACGCAAGTTCATGTACCTTGTGAACGTGTCGGTGCTAACCACAGGCTTTGACGCCGAGCACGTCTCACACATCGCCATCCTGCGAGCTACCGAATCCGTTAGCCTGCTACAGCAGATCATGGGCCGTGGTATGCGACTGTGCGAAGGAAAGCACGAATGCGTGGTGCTGGACTACGCTGGCAACATTGACAAGCACATGCCTGATGGTGATCTGTATGCTCCCCAGATCAAGGCTGCGTACCAGTCAAGCGGCGGCGGTGTAATTGAGTGCCTGTGCGAAGGATGCGGGCGTGTGAACCTGTTCTCAGCACGGCCTAACGATAGCCAGTACAACGTGGACGAGTACGGGTACTTTGCAGACTTGGACGGCGAACGCATCACGGTGCAGAACCATAAGGGGGAAGCCGTTCCTATGCCTGCGCACTTTGGCAGGCGGTGCCAGCATGTACACCTGAGAACGGGTGAGCGGTGCGATTACTTTTGGTCGTGCAAGGTTTGCACAGTGTGCGAACACGTAAACGATATCGCAGCGCGGTTTTGCAGCGGCTGTAAGACAGAGCTTGTCAACCCGAACGACAAGCTGATCGAGTTCTTCACAGCTCACAAGAAAGACCCGACACTTCCCCAGACTGACCCGGTGGTGTCAATCGACTACGTGCGAGGGATCAGCCGTGCAGGCAACGACATGTTGACGGCCAACATTGTGACCAGTCGGCGCAAGTTCTCGGTGTACCTTCTAGAGAACAACAACTACGCAGCCGCAAAGAAAGCAGCGTTTGCGGCTGGAACGGGTGAGTTCACGCTCACGCCAAGGACGATCACATACGTGAAGGACGGGGACTTCTGGAAGGTGCTAGGGTTTGATCGTCCTAGCGACGAGGAAGAATTGCAAAGGAGACTGTGTGAAGTTTGAATCATGGCTACCCGTCTACGGCGATCAAACCTACCGAGGCGACTGCCCAACTGAATCAAACGAGCAAGTCACACTGTTCGCCAGGATGCGCAAGCGATGGCCCGACACAATCGGGCGAGTTGCGATCCACCCACGAAACGAGGGAAAGCGCACACCGGGGCAGGTCTGGCACCAGAAAGCCGAAGGCATGACTGATGGGGCCAGCGATGTGATAATCCCAGGTTGCCCTGCGTTTGTGCTCGAGCTTAAGAGACGAGACCATACTGCAAGCACATGGCAAAAAGGACAGGTTGAGTACCTTAAAGCAGCCCACGACATGGGCGCTTTTGTCTGCGTTGCCTTGGGGGCTGACGCAGCGATTGAGGCCATTGAATGTTACCTACGCATCACCACAAAGACGACGCCAAGTGGATCAAAGACCAGCTAAGAAAGCTGCCTCACCACCTGACAAGCAAGGCTATGGAAGCGTATAGCAGCGTCTATCTGTCAGCGATAAACGCAGAGCCAGAGGAGCACAAGAAAGAGAACGCGGCACGTTTCTCAGCTAACAGCCGTCTGCGCATCTATGTTGGTAACGTGCTGAGAATACCCGACCCCACAACAAGGACATAGCCCCCAATCACTGCGGGTAGTGCTATGATTTTTTATCAACATCAAAAAACACCTATGGACTTCCCAATCTACCAACTCCAATCCACGCAACCAGCCCTGCCGCGAATTGCGCAAGCAGCCTGACCACTTACGGGCGCCCAACCTCCAGCGCATTCCGCGCAACAGGGCCCGGTTAGCACCTGGGCGCCCACCAAATACCAAAAGAGCATGAACGCAGTCGCTGAATTTGACCTCGTTGACGACACGGCACAGTTCTTCGCCCCGGTGTCGTCAGACCTGATTGACGGTCTGATGGGCCAATACGGGGCCATGCGCAAGAAGATCGAGCGTGTCGCTACCGTGATGAACGGGCCTGACCTGGAAGGCGCGTTGAACTACTTCGCAGAGTACGCGGGAAAGAGCGACCGGCACCTGTCGTCATCCACCGTGGCCGACCTGTTCAACCTGGAAGGTGCCGTCGCCCACCTGAATGCCGCCTACTGGTCAAAGGCGATGCAAATGACTGACGTGATGGACGTGATGCCGCAGAAACGCCGAAGCGAGTGGCACATGCAGATCACGAACCCGCTTGGCGTCAAGAAGAACAGGCACGACACCGCCTATGAGATTGACCCCATCCCGGAGTTCACCGACGACAACGTGAGGTCCACACTTTCCGCCCTGCTGTCTCAGCGTGAACGCTTCTTTGCAGAGCGGGTTGACGGCATCTTTCGCAGCCTGTCCAAGACGCACGTCACCAACGCGCCGGAAGGCTTCGGGCGGCGAATGATCATCGCCGGGGCCATCAACAGCTACGGGTGCGTTGACCACGGGACCGCT